ATATCAGTATAATCTCTACTGGCAACGTATTCTTGTTCCCATTGCCATTTTATTTCTTGACAGCTACCTCCGTTAAAAGTGTCATTACGAAACATTTCTGATTTTATTCTAATTACAGAACCACCTGGAACTGTGTAATTACTTGTAACACCAGTATCAGGATTTGTTGTAAAACAAGGATATCCTATTTTTCTTCCATTTGTACAGCCTCTTGCGTCATTCCTTCTTCTTTTGTTTCCAAATTCTATTAAAGAATCATCAGGAATAACAATATCAAAGTTTTGATTTTTAATTTGCATGTATAACCCTTTCAATTGAAAAGATCCTTCTCCAAATTCATTATCATCATCTAAAAAATTTGTAGGCTCTGCACTTACTTCTAAAACCTCAACTGTTTCTACTCTACTTAAAGGCCCACTAACATCAGCTTTAACAACTAATTGATCTCCTTTTCCTACTTTATTTGCGTTATCACCCTGAAGTTGAAAAAACACCATATTATCACTTGGTCTAACATAATAGAAATTTGAAAATATAGTTTCATATCCTGCCTTGCTTGGCTTAACTACAAACTTATATCGTTCTGCCCAATAGGGCGCTCTTGAAGATACAGCTACTTGTATACTATTTGCAGTAACACTATTACCAGGCTCTACATATACAGTATTGTACTGAGAAACCAAAACAGTAGAAGACCTTCCGTATTCATCACTATATACAATTCCAGTTTCATAATCACGATCACTATGTAAACTCCCTGTATCTAAGTCTGTTGTAAAAGCTGCTTGTACAGATATAAATCTAAAATATTCATATAAATTAGTTGTTACAGGAACAGCAGGATCTGTTGTGTCTATAACCTGGTATTGCATTGCAATAGCCTGAATGTCACAAGTGTTTGATCCTGGACTAAAATTTGAAAGCCTAAATCCTTGTTGAATAGTAGGATCTGTAATACTACTATTAAATTTTGAAAAAGGAAAATTACCAAGTGCTGGGGAAGAAGGTTCATTATTAAAAAAATCTGTTAATGAATTTCCTTGATCAGCTGTAGCTAAAGGTTCAAAATTAGTATTAAGAATTGTTCCTATACGTTCTGCAAATAAAGGACTATTAAAAAAGTCATACGGACTTGAATAATCTTGATCTAATGTAATGTTTATAGATACAGTAAACGGTTGATTTTTAAAATCTATATTAGCAGTGGCTTCATCAGAATTTGTTGGAGAAAAAACTCTTTTTTCACTGTCAAAATTAAATGTAATTCCTATTAAAGAATTAGTTTTTAATTTATCTGCAATTGAAGTAAAGTCTATTGTAACTTTAGAGTTAACAATTGTTTCACTTTGAGCTGGATCAATTGTATAGTTTATTCCAGCAGTTAAAAGACCTAATGGTAATTCTGCAAAACCTAAAAGAGTATTAATTAAACTTGTGTTGTAGTCAATAGCAATTGTATTTCCATTTGCATCAGGTCTTGTAATGTTATAACCATCTACGTAGTTACCGTACATTAAACGATTGCCTTGTATTGTTTGAGCTTTTGCTAATCTTGGTACATTATCATATTGTCTTAATAATTCATCATTACCTAAAACAGTATATATTTTATTATTAGTAAACGTATAAGTTTTTGTAGTATCATTGGCCCAGCCAAAATCTTCTTTTTTAAATCTTTCAATTACATTTACTGAAGTTGAATTTGTGTCTTTAAATAATAAATCAACTTCTTTTACTCTTGAACTTCCTGTAGAAAACTTAACTTCAATGCCATTGTACAAGTTTTGCATTCCATCATTACAATAATTTTTTGTACTGAACTGAAAAGGTCTTGGAACAAAAGCTGGATTAGTAAACAAAGAAGTTGCACTATACTGCCCATCTTCATATCTATATCTATAAGCAAAACATAAAAATCTATTTTCTATATAATTTTCATTTCCTGCAATATTTAAAAAAGACAATAAAGGTGCAGGTAATGGTTTATTCGTTCCAACTACATTTTCAAACCCAGGAGGTTTAACAATTACCGATATATCTTCTTCTATAATTTGATCAAAACCACCAATAGGTTCTGCATAACTTCTGGTTACATTTATTGTTCTTGGAGGATTTATGTCATCTGTCCAAAAAAGCAAATCTTCAATTAAATCAACTCCTGTAATTAAATACAAAGGATCAAAATTTAAAAGTGCTGTAGTAACTACATGATAATTAACAATTTGAGTAGTTGTATTATATGAAATTATTAAATCAAGTCCATTTTTTACAGTAAAATTTTTATCATGTATAAACCAATATATATTTTCTCTTACTCCATCTTCATAAGCACCTATACATACAGCGGTAGAACTTAAATTAGTTCCATCAAACTGTAGAGTAGTTAACTGCTCATTCCCTTTTGAGTTCTCTACTGCACCTATCTCTGTTGCTTCCGTAGAACCTAAACGGACATTTTGAGCATCAATATATTCACCTGGTGGAAGAAGTCTTTCATCCACAGATTTATTCATTCTACCTGCAATAAAATTTGTTGTAGTTATTGGCATATTATTTTATCCATTTATTCTGACCTCTTAAATTCATTAAAAGTCTGCCAGGGTGTATGTTACTTAATCTAATTTTTGCGTTTCTTAGTAAAGAAGCTTTATCTTTTCTGGCTCTATTTACTACATACTCTTGAACAGCTAAACGTCCATTTAAAATAGAATATCTAATATATGCATAAATGTATTGTTCAAACAATTTATTAACTTGAACGTCTGAATCAACACCATTTTCCATACCATCAGAAACATATTCTAAAACTATAGAAGCTGCATTTGATATGTTACTAAAATTAATTACTCCAGACTGTTTATCAATTGTAAAAGTAGGATTAGAATTAGCGGTTTCAGTATTTAATCCAAATCTTGCTCCGACTGCATAATCAAAATACCAGTTACCATCGTAACAGTAACCTTCAGATCCATTGTATGGACTGTGTTCATTTAAATATATAGTTCTATTTCCACCTAATATTCTTCCTAAATCTAATTCAGAATTTTGTGGTCTTAAAATATTACCATCTTGATCAAATAAAACATTAGAATTATTGTCTTGTAAATAAGCTGAAGACCAGTTGGTTTGAATGTTTTCTGACAAAGGATGTAAACATCCGTTCGTATATTGAGATATTCTTACCCAATTAACATAGTCTTGTGGTAAAACAAACCTTAGCTGCTGAGTAATATCTAATTGAAGGATTTTTATTTCCTTCATTGCATCATAATTTAATTCTTGTATTCCTCTTTTTGCATGAAATAGAATTTGATATCTTTCAATATTATTTATCAACTCATGATTTCCTTGATACATTAACATAAAATTGTTAACTATATCAGATAAAGAAACATATTGGTACGAACCCCAATTAGCGTCTGTTGGAGCTGCTCCTGAATTTGCGTAGTATGCGTAATCGTTTATGTATGCCATCTATCCTTGTATTTGTTGTTCTGCTACTAATTCTTGTGTGCCAAAATTATAGACATCTGCTTCTCTTATTTCTATACCTACATACTGACATATCTTTGCTATTAATGAAGGCTCATCAGATAATGGTAATTCAAAATCTTGATAATCAGCCGCAGTAGGATCAAATAAAGGTTCTCCACCCACCAAAGAAGCATAAGTCCAGTTTGGTGTTAAAGGATATCTAACGTACTGAGAAGTTAATTGACCAATTTTATTAATTGTAATTGGAAAAGCTTCTGCAACTAATGCATTTTGTGTATATGCAGGATAACTAATATTTGGTTTTGTTAAAATAGAATTATTTAACATTGTTATTTTACTTTGCGCTACTCTTTCTGCTTCAATAATATCATTAGCTGAATAGATGTTATAAGTTTTTCCTATATTATCCCATACGGATGTTCCAAACGTTGGAAACACTAAAATATTAGTTGCACTAACTACTTGTGAAACAGTGGTGTTATAAACCACTCCTCCTGTAATAGTAGAAACTATATCTCCAACAGCCACTCCAGCCACAATAAAGTCTGCTGTAGTGTCGTTTACCGCTGTAGAACCGCCATTGGTCGAAGTTGTTACTCCTGCCGCTAATTCTTTAGTAAAGACCATCATCTTATTAATTAAATAATAATCAGCTGGCAATGTATATAAATTAGTTTGAATGTTTCCTGATTGAGTTGTAGCAGAATTAAATAAAGGTCCGTTAACATAGAACGTGTCTATAACTTCTAAAAGTCCTTTTGATATATCAGCATACCCTGTGCCTGATGCACGACCAATTTCTTTTACTATTTGATTATTGTACGCATAAAAATAATCTTCAAACATATCCATTTGAGACTGCGCACAATAAAGATTGAAATCTTGTGGAGATATGTAACCGTAATTATTTTTGTTTGCTATTGCTAATACAGTATTTCGTACTTCGTTTATTGGCATAATTAATTCTTTTTACAAAGATAACAAAAAAAAAGAGGTTACTTTTTTTTAGTAACCTCTCTTTAATTGTTTAATTAATGCCCTTATGCATTAAC